CGCCCGCGCGCCCGCGCGCCCGCGGCGGGGCCGCCGCCGCGCCCCGCGCCGCCCGACCCGGCCCGACCCGCCGCGCCGGAAAAAATCACCAAAGGAAATAGAAAATGTCAGATTTTGATGTCACGCCGCTCGCCCCTCTATACGCCCGCACTGAAACGGGAGCTGTCCAAGTATGGATTGCCGAAGTCCAGGGCCCGCGCTTTCGCACGATCTCAGGTCAGGTAGATGGCAAAAAGATAACGTCCGAGTGGACAGTTTGTCACGGCAAAAATACCGGCCGCAAAAACGCCACAACTGATGAGCAGCAGACGCTGCTAGAAGCCCAAGCTAAGTGGAAAAAGAAGCTGGATTCCGGCTATAGGGAAAACGTCGCGGACATTGATCAACGCAAATTCGTAGAGCCAATGTTGGCCAAGAGCTATGACGATTATGCTGACGCTATTGCGTTCCCGATCTATAGCCAGCCCAAGTACGACGGCATCCGGTGCGTTGTTACTGCCGACTCAATAAACTCCCGCAACGGCAAGCCTATCGTCAGTGCCCCTCACATCCGGGAAGCCCTGGCCGCACTTTTTCAAAAATTTCCAGATGCCGTGCTTGATGGCGAGCTTTATTGCGACAAGCTCGCAAATGATTTTAACAAGATCTGCTCGCTCGTAAAAAAGACCAAGCCAAACGGCGCCGATCTGGAAGAGAGCGCTGCAACCATTCAGTACTGGATCTATGATATCGCAGACCCCAGTATGCGCTTTTCTGAGCGCAACCAATGGCTACTGGACAACTTGCCAGACCATCCGGCTATCCGCCGCGTGCCTACTGAGCTGGTTGCCGATGCTGCAGCACTTGACGCTCTATATGAGCAATATATGAACGACGGCTATGAAGGGCAAATGGTGCGGCTAAATACGCCGTACGAGTTCAAGCGCAGCCGCAGCCTGCTTAAGCGAAAAGAATTCCGTGACGAAGAATTCACAATCCTGGGAGTAGTCGAGGGCGAAGGCAACAAGACCGGGATGGCGGCATCCATGCTTTTCAAGAATGCCTCAGGATCTGAATTCAATTCGAACATCAAAGGCGACCGCGATTACTTGCGCGGCCTGCTGGCGGGCAAAGCCGAGCTAGTCGGCAAGCTGGCCACTGTAAAGTACTTCAACCTAACTCCTGATGGCGTACCGCGATTTCCGTATGTTGTCGCCATTAGAGACTACGAGTGAACTATGAAAATTACCAAAACTTCAGCTGCTGGAATCAACCTGATTAAAAAGTTCGAAGGCTTTAGCTCAAAGCCGTATCCTGACCCAGCAACCGGCGGAGTGCCCTTTACCATCGGTTATGGCTCTACCTACTACGAGGACGGGCGCAAGGTAACGATGGCAGACACGCCCATCACAGAAGATCGAGCAACAAAACTCCTGGAGCAGCTACTCGATCACTACGAGCGCGGAGTAGATTCGCTCTGTCGGGATGACATCGGCCAAAACCAGTTCGATGCTCTTGTTTGCTTTGCCTATAACGTAGGCATTGGTGCGCTAAAGGGCAGCACGCTTCTCAAGAAACTTAATGCAAACCCAAACGATCCGACCATTAAGGACGAGTTCTTGCGCTGGAATAAAGCGGCCGGGCGCGTAATGAAGGGTCTTACTAAAAGACGAGCGGAGGAAGCAGATTTATACTTTAAACGCTGAAAACAACGAGGCGGCTATGCCCGCCACAGCCATCCTAATACCGGGCGCTGTACATACTATAAGTTTCCTATCTAACGAGATACCAGCCGAAGGCCCAGTGCAGTTCTGCCTTTATGAAATCCCATGGCAGCATTGCTTCGAATTCTTCCCTGACAATGATTTACGGATGACTGCAAACCAGTTGCTCAGGGACCATGAATCAGCTGACTGGCTTTATGACCTAGAGGTTGACCCGGCAGGGCAGCAACGAATATCGCTACATGGCCGTATTCCCGCTCCCCCTGCCCCAGCTAGCCCGCCAGTCGAAGGCGAGCCCGATCCACCGGCAGACACATGAGTGTCTGCTTTTTTTATACAGCGCCATCATCACTAGACCCGACCGAATTTAATCTGTAAGCTATATTCGGGGTGGTTCTAAAGAAAAGGCAATAGGAGTTTGAATGACATTCAGTAGCAAGCCCAAGTTCGATCCGTGCGATATTCCAGAAGATCTACCACTGCTGCCTCTGCGGAATAGCGTGTTTTTTCCGGGCGCAGTGATGCCGCTTACGATTGGCCGAGCTCGCACGATCCGGCTCATTGAAGATACTATCGAAGAGAGCTCTCTTATTGCAATTGTGGCTCAGCAATCACCAGAAGTAGACGACCCTGCTCCAATGGACCTCTACAAGGTAGGAACTGTTGCGCGAGTAATCAAGCTCTCCCGCACCGGCAAAGACGGCTTTTCGATTGTTGTAGAGGGACTCGCGCGCTTCCGCTTAGCGGAGGTTACGCAGACAAATCCATTCCTGCGTGCTCGGATCGAGATCATTGAAGATGCGGGCGCTGGAGAGGTAGAGGTAGAAGCCCTTGCAGCCAACCTAAAAGAAACCGCTCGCGAAGTAATCGACATGCTTCCTGAGATGCCCGTAATGGCGAAGCAGCTGCTTGACAACATCAGTGACCCAGGTCACCTGGCCGACCTTATCGCGGCTAATATCGACGCCGGGATTGAAGAAAAGCAGGAGGTGCTGGAAGCTGCGCACCTTAAGGTACGCCTTAAGCGAGTACTTGAGCTGATCACTCGGCAGGCCGAGGTTACCAAGATCTCTAACAAGATCAACTCACAGGTCAAGGGCGAGATGAGCAAGTCGCAGCGCGACTACTACCTGCGTCAGCAGATGAAGGCAATCAAGGAAGAGCTTGGTGAGCGCGAGGACGACGAGAATGGCATCGAAGAGCTTGAGCGTCGTCTGCGTACTGCTAATCTTCCAGAAGACGCTGAGAAGGCTGCCAACCGCGAACTTCGTCGCATTCGCAGCATGCAGCCGAGCCAGGCCGAGTACACCGTCGCCCGCACGTATCTAGAGTGGCTCGCCGACCTGCCGTGGTCCAAGGCTTCTACCGACAACCTTGACATCAGTAACGCGCAGCGTCAGCTTGACGAAGATCATTATGGTCTAAAAAAGATTAAAAAGCGCATCGTCGAGTACCTTGCCGTTCGCAAGCTCAAGAGCGATATGAAGGGCCCGATCCTGTGCTTTGTAGGCCCGCCTGGTGTTGGCAAGACATCGCTTGGCCGCTCTATTGCTGACGCCCTCGGGCGCAAGTTCCATCGGATTGCCTTGGGCGGTGTGCGCGACGAGGCTGAGATCCGTGGTCATCGCCGCACCTACATCGGGGCGCTACCCGGCCGTATTATCCAGGGCATGAAGAGGTCGGGCACGAGCAACCCCGTAGTTCTCCTCGACGAAATCGACAAGCTGGGTCATGATGTTCGTGGTGATCCCGCCGCTGCGCTACTTGAGGTTCTTGACCCAGAGCAGAACAACACGTTTGCGGATCACTATCTCGATGTGCCATACGACCTGTCAAAGGTCCTATTCATTGCCACTGCCAATCAGCTGGATACTATTCCTGCTCCTCTGCGGGATCGCATGGAGATCATCGAAGTACCTGGTTATACTTTCGAAGAAAAACTCGCTATTGCCCGCCAGCATCTTGTTCCAAAGCAGTTGCGCGAGCACGGCATCTCAAGCGATCACGTAGAGATCCCAGACGCCACCCTGCTGAAGCTAGCAATGAGCTACACCCGTGAAGCTGGAGTTCGCAATCTTGAGCGCGAAGTAGCCGGCGTCTGCCGCTCCATCGCAGTGGATGTTGCGCTAACAAATACGACTGAGAAGGCTTTCGATAAGGTAGTTGTCGATGTAGATAGCCTAGACAAAATTCTTGGAGCGGAGCGCTACTTCAACGAAACAGCCGAGCGCACATCCCTACCGGGTGTCGCTACCGGCCTTGCCTGGACTGCTGCCGGCGGAGATCTGCTATTTATTGAGGCCACGCGCATGGGCGGCAAGGGCTCTCTGACCCTTACTGGCCAGCTCGGTGACGTAATGAAGGAATCCGCTCAGGCGGCTATGAGCTGGATTCGCAGCAAGGCTGTTGATTTGGGGCTGGCTGGTTCACTGGACGAGCACTTCCTGGATAAGAATGACCTACACATTCACTTCCCAGCGGGCGCCATTCCCAAGGACGGTCCTTCTGCCGGCGTAACCATTACGACCGCACTTGTCTCGCTGCTCACTGGTCGCAATGTTCGCGCTGACACTGCCATGAGCGGAGAAGTGACACTGCGCGGCCATGTCCTTCCGGTCGGCGGCATCAAGGAAAAGGTACTTGCTGCGCATCGCGGAGGTATCCGGCGCGTCATCCTGCCCGCTCGTAACGAGAAGGATCTTGCCGACATCCCACCAGCGGTTCGCGATGAGATGGAGTTCATCTTTGCCAAGACCGTGGACACCGTGCTGTCTAATGCACTTGAAGGCGGATTTGCCTTCAAGCTGTCTCCCGGCGGAGTGCCGGTCGCAGAAGCCTGACAGCTGAAGAAAAGGCCCGGGAAACCGGGCCTTTTTTATGTCTTTTTGTTTCCGCTAGCAGATCCGTACCGGGAGGGTTTGACATGACAACCGAAACAGAACACGGAAGATTTATTGTTATCGAGGGCGCGGACGGAGTTGGATCTAGCACACAATGCAGCATGCTGGTAGATGCTCTTAAGGCCGAAGGCCGGATAGCCATGCTCACCGGCGAGCCCTCAAGCGGTGAAATAGGCCGTCTGGCACGAGAAATGCTGCGGCATGGCGGCGAAGCAAGCCCAGCTACCCTCGCTCTGCTTTTTGCAGCAGATCGGCTAGAACACTACAATAACATAATCAAGCCTGCGCTGCAGGCTGGTGTCGACGTAGTGTCTGACCGCTATCTGCTGTCTGGCTACGTATATCAGTCGCTTGATGTGCCGCTAGACTGGGTAAAGTCTCTTAATGCAGCTGCTGCGCCTGCTGATATAACCATTTTGATAACGCTGCCGTTTGGCGTAGCCTGGGAGCGCATACAACGGCGGATCAAATCAGGGGCTGCTGTCGAAGAGATCTTTGACAAATTAGAATCTCAAAAGCGAATTCATGCTAACTATAGCAACATGCTTGACATGGTCGGCGGGGTCGCGATTGACGGCAGCGGCATCCCAGAAGAGGTAGCGCAGCGCGTTCGAGCCGCAGTAGGGTAACAAGGGTACAGGAGATAACCTGATGAGCACTTCAGAATACAAGCTGCTGCCAAGTGACAGCCCGCTGCTACAGGAACGCTGCAGAGAAGTGGGCATGGATGATGACATCTCCGGCTTGCTGGCGGCTCTTAAAAGCATATGCGAGCAGGAGTGCGGCCTAGGATTGGCGGCAAACCAGATCGGCAGCAATCTGCGCGTTTTTGTTTTAAACTTTAACGGCATGCGAGTTTATGCTAACCCAGAGATTGTCGAACAGGAAGGCGAATTCATTTTCGATGGCGAAGGCTGCCTGTCATTTCCTGGCGAAATTTACTGCACTCGCCGTTTCAACCGCATAAAGATTTGCAGCGATAGCCGTCCGGATGAAATCCTGACCGGTATCGAAGCCGTTGCATTCCAGCACGAGCTGGATCATCTTGATGGAATTACAATGCACAAAAGGAGAGTATGATGACTGACCGTAGAATGTCCCGTGAACGTGCCAAGGCCGCCCTCAAAGAGCTAAAGAAGGGCAAGCGCCTCCCCAAGAACTACCCCCTGTCTGCCTACTATCCACTGCACCTTCTTCAGGAGAAGGGCGAGCGCATGCTCGCTGATACCCGTCGCCGCGTAAGCGAGCGCGAACAGATTATCGCAGGAGTAGAAGCCGGCACTGACGATTCTTTTGAGGTAAGCTTGCTTGAGATTGAGGATGACGAAGCCGGAGAGGCGGTCGTGGCCGAGACCCTCGACACGCAAACGGTAGCGGCGGAATGAGCATCCGCAGGATAAACGAGGAAATCGTCACTGGCAAACTCCTGCCAGTGATGTTTCCTTTTCCTCCGGCACAGGTTCCGGTAGACGATGCCCTGCTCGTTACAGCCAGTGGGTCACATATCTTATACGGCTCGCTTGTATGGCTAGTTGACGAGCGCAGCTGGGCAATTTTAGAGTTTGACCAAACCATCCTGGACGCCCTGCGTGGGTATGCATTCAGGAATGCAGGCATGCAGCATTTGGAATGTCTACTCAGCCGGTATGAAGATGGCAGTCTGAGAATAAATATCGGAAGAATCTTAGAGCCAGCCATTGACATTATTGGTAAAGATGCTTATAATGAGATGCGAGGTCGGGCCGAGCGCCTAAAGGATCGTTATCTAAAGTTTGACAAATATACCTTTGCGGTATAACGGAGAGTAGATGAAAGCAAGAGACATTGTATTTGGAAAAGATGCCCAGGACAGGATCACGCGCGGTCTGGAGAAAACCGCTGCTGCCGTAAGAAGCACCCTCGGGCCGCGAGGGCGCAACGTCCTTATTCAGACCCCGACAGGTTATCAGTTTACCAAGGACGGCATCACGGTTGCCAAGAACGTAGAGCTCTCAGATCCATTTGAGAACATGGGTGCTCAGCTCGCTCGCGAGGCCGGCAATCGGTCTGTTCGTGCTGCAGGTGACGGCCCGCAGCCGTTGTACGCCAAGGTATTAACGCCTAACGGCTATGTGGCAATTGCCGACCTAAAGGTTGGTGACACAATCTGCGGCACTAACGGGACATTCCAGAAGGTCGAGGGCGTGTTCCCCAAGGGTGTTCGCAAGGTTCTAAAAGTAAAGCTCAGCGACGGTCGCGTTGCCGAGTGCTGCGAGGACCACCTCTGGTCAGTTGTAGACTACTTCAATAAGCCACGTACCTTGACTACAAAAGAGATCATGAAGAATGGCCTGCGACTGCAGCATAATAACGGCCACCGTTATTTCCTGCCTGTTTCGCATGCTGAGTTTGAGACCAAGGCTCAGGCTCTGGATCCGTATCTCGTAGGCCTTTTGCTGGGAGACGGCTCGCTTACCGGTACCGGCTCAGTAGAGCTTTCACTTGGCTACAAGAAAGAGCACGTACTTGAGAAGATCCGTCTCCCTGAGGGCCTGTATATCAAGGCTACAAGAGTGCCAAGCAAGAACTATATTCGGGCCAAAATCCAGGGTACGACCGCTGATGGTCGCACTATTCGCGATATCCTCGGGAGCATGGGCCTTCTGGGTGTTAGCAGTCTTGAAAAGAGCATCCCTCAAAGCTATTTGTATGGTGACCGAGAGCAGCGCACGCAGCTGCTGCAGGGGCTTATTGATACTGATGGTCACGTAAATAACCGCGGTCTAGTCGAGTTTAGCTCATTCAGCAGGCAACTCGCTGATGATGTGCTCGAACTATCACGTAGCCTGGGTTTTCAGACATGGAGCGGAACTGTTAATCGCAAGGGTTATTCGTCAAACCCCAGCCACCGCGTATGGCGACTGAAGGGTAATAAGAATGGCGTTGCTGTCGAGGAGATCGAGGATACTGGCATCAGCACCGAAATGATGTGCATCAAGGTATCAAATCCTGATCATCTTTATTTCACCGATAACTACATCCTTACCCACAATACCACTTCGACCATCACCCTCCTCAATGCTATCGTGCAGGAAGGCAAGCGGCAAATCAGCCTCGGTACCGATCCAATGAGCCTGCGCCGTGGCATCGATGCTGCATGCTCCCGTATCGTCAAGTGGGTTGAGACTCAAGCTGTGCCCGTCAAGGGCATCGAAGATCTGTTGCGCGTAGCCACTATTTCTGCGAACGGTGATGCTGAAATTGGTCGTATTATTGCGGATACGCTTGACAAGGTTGGCGCTGACGCCACTGTCACTCTTGAAGAGGGCAAGGGCAGCAGCACAAAGGTTACCCTTACAAAGGGCTTCGAGTTCGACCGTGGCATGGTGACTGAGCACTTCCTGCGTGACTTTGAAAAGCAGAGGACTGTGTATGGCGATGGAATCGAGGACGGCGTTCTTAGCCAGCTAGATTCGCGCTTTGGAAATCCAGATGATCCGCGCAGTTCCTACATCTGGCTGATCAATGGCCGTCTAGGTAGCTTGGCTCAGGCAGAAGTTCGCGAATCTTTTACGGCGATCCTGAACATGGTTCATCAGACCAATGTCCCTCTGCTTATTGTCGCTGAAGCTATCGAGGGCGACGCTCTGAAGCTCCTTGCGCAGAATGCCATGCGCGGTATCCTTAATGTAGTCGCCGTACGTTCACCTGGCTTCGGGCAGGATCGACGCGACCTGATGGAAGATCTGGCTACGGCCACGGGCGCCAAGGTTCGCCGGACAGACGCTGGTGATTCGCTTTTCGAGGGTTTCTCACTCGCTGAGCTTGGTACCGCTCGTTTTGTCCAGATTGGTCTTGATAAGACTATCATCATCCCACCCGATTCTCAGGCCGAGAGTATCGAGCGCCGAGTAGAAGAGATCGACGCGAAGCTTGCTGTCACGACGGAAGAGGACTTCCGTCATACCCTCACCCGCCGCCGCTCGATGCTTACGGGTGGAGTCGCCAACATTATTGTCGGTGGTCGCTCAGACGCAGAAGTACGTGAGAAGCGCGATTTGTACGAGGATGCCCTGCTCGCTGCCCGAGCGGCGGCTTCATCCGGCATCGTACCAGGAGCAGGAACGATGCTTATTCGTGCCGCAGACTCGCTTCGTGACTTTGACACGGGCAATGAAGAGCAGAATGTAGGCGTTCATATCCTGCGCAAGGCTCTCCTGGTTCCATTCCAGGAAATCATCAAGAACGGAGGTGGTTCTGCCGAAGTCGTCCTACACAATGTGCGCGAGTCGGCCGATGAGCATGCTGGTTACGATAGCAACCGCAACGAGTACTGCAATCTCCTCGAGCGCGGAATCATTGATCCGGCCCGTGTAATTACCAGTGAAGTCGAGCATGCCTGTAGCATGGCCGGCCTACTGCTAAGCACGGACGTTGTAATCGGGTTTGCAGAAGAAACAGACCTGATTAAAGCACTGTCTGCAGCAAAAGGGCAGGCGGGTTGAAGAGAGGGCCGGGTAACCGGCCCTCTTCTTTTTTTAACGTGAGCAAACCTCTGTATTATTCTGCGTGAAATACTGAACGGTGAAAGATGATAAACCTAGATCGAGCTGCGCTAAATGCCCCACACCCACGAGTAGATAGCAGCATAACACAGGCACTGCGTCTTCATCGCCCGTCTGGTAATGCGCTTGGAGCAGAGAGCCGTGACTTTCTAGCCTCCTGCAAAAGCAGGATTGCAGGGCATCTGGGCAAGGATCCGATTGAGCTAAGCTTCTTTGGCTCTGGCACTGCCGCAATTAGGTTTGTGAGCACGAAGTTGCGCGCAGAGAAGGGTCTCGCTTTTTACGTACCTGCCACTGAGCACAACTGCTCACTATCAGTGGCAGACTTTACTCTACAGGTAGGTGCAGACGGGCAGTTGAGCGACAGCAGCTTAGATCCCCTGAGGCGATATGCACTTGGCCAATGCGGCGAAGGAGACGTACTCGTAATTAGCCTAAAGAACAATGAGATTGGCATTGTACCAGGAGAAAAAGTGCGGGCGGAAATTGCTGCTGCTCGGCGGCGTGGCATGCGCCTGGTCGTAGATGCAACCGGAGGCGACTGGAGAGACCCTCTCCTGTCCGAAGCAGATTATGTTTTTGCTTCCGCTGGGAAGTGGCATGGTCTGCCGGGCCTTGGACTACTATGTGGAACGAAAGACTTGTGGGACGATCAGCCTACCGAAGGTCTCGGCGGAGTTGTTGGCGGCAGCCCAAACATGGTCGGCATATCATGTTTAGCTGATGCCATGGACTGGATTGCCAGTCCGCACGGGGTTTCCCTGGCGGGAAAAAATAGCCGGTTTCTTGCGACTATAGAGGAGACCGCAGCCAGTCTAGGCTGGCAGCTGAATGGGAGCGGTTCATTTATCGCTAACTATTATACCGGTTTGCCGTCTGATCTTTTCCTCCAGGAGGCTAGTGACGCTGGACTGAGCATGAGTGCGGGATCTGCTTGTAATTCTGGAATGTCTCCCGGCTCTCACGTTATAACGGCAATGCTGGGAGAGGAAAGAGCCGGCTGCAGCCTGCGACTAAGCTGGGACCGCCTGACGAAAGACTGTGATTTGTTGGACGCGCTAGAGATTGTAAAGAAAACGGATCGTATGTTACGGGCGTACCGCCCAGAGGAGAAAGTTAATGACTAAGTCAAAGAAGACCGAAACCGCTACAGATACCGCGACCGCGCAAACGGGCGATACCGCTGACACCCGCTTTGCGGACCTATCGGCTCTTGTCGAGACCCTTGAGGCTCGTGTCTCTGCTCTAGAGACGGCTCTTGCCGATAAGCAGAGTGCAGAGACTCCGCGTGATCGCGCCGCTGCTCGGCGTACCGCTGCGAAGGCTGCTACCGAGGCCACTGGCGGAGCTACTACTGATGGCGGGTTCAACCCGGCCCTCGGCGGTGCTGCTCTTGCTCCAGATGTCCTTGCCAAGTACTCGGAGCTGCAAGAGAAACGCCAGCGCGATGCCGCTAGCCGTGCCAGTGGCCGTGTTCGCAAGGCTGTGGAGCCAGGCCGTCTCGATCAGCTTGCTCGAGAATTCGAGGGCGCCAATGTAACTTCGGCTCGCATGCGTCTGCAGGATCTACAGACCAAGGGCACGATCTCGGATTTCCGAGTTCTTCCTCCTGGTTCTGCTATGCCCGGTGACACCAACACCAGCCGCATCCTGCTGACGACTGATGCGCACGGTTTTATTATCAGCGCTGATGTAGGCTGATAAAAAAATATAATAAAAAGGCGGGCTTTTTGCCCGCCTTTTGCTTTTCCTGAAGCCTGGACTCGAGCTGACGACAAGATGTATCAGGCCAACTGCAGGCAGATTATTTACACGTTACTAATGCAGTACCAAGTAGTTGCAGCGTTTCTCCAGACCCATGTCTGCCCGCCTCCCGCGGTCATTGTCCGCGCTACGCCGCCGGTCGGAGGGGTTACCAGTGACCCGGCGGCCGTTGTATTGACTAGTGATATGGTGAGCCCATCGTCACCAGCGACCATCGAAGGAAGTGCCACCGTAGCTGTGCTTACTGTATAAGTTGCATTTGTACGGAGGTTGGCTGCGGTCGGTGTAGCTGAAACGCTGCCTAGCGTTCTTAGGTTGCCATTCGACCACGTCAGGGTACCAGAACCATTGTTCGTGAGGACTTGGTTTGCAGACCCCTGTGCCGAAGGAAACGACGTAGTGACATTGTTGATCTTGGTTATGTTACCTGACGCATTGACAGCAAACGCCGTTCCGAGCAGCGAGCCAACAGACAGGCCGTATGAGAACAGGCCACCAGACTGAAGAGTCGCCGTTGGGGTGACAGTTGATACCGTTGTCACAAAAGAGAAGCTTACGTTCGCGTACAAGAACGAGCCTCCCGCAACACCCGACACAGCGACTGCTGAGGTGGGCAGCGTGGAGCCTGCCGCCAGCGTGGCGTCGCCTGCTCCGAATCGTGCACCGGAGGTACCTATAAATGCACAGCAGGCACCTGCTGCGTCAGAGTCGTTCAAGATGGTGCTGTAGCCAGCCGATACGAACGTGGTCGCACCTGTAACATTGACAGTCGGATAGCCAACGACGGCACCGGCGCGGACCGGTATCGAAATATAGCTATCGTAAATTTCCATCGTACCAGATGAAACATTTATCGCATTACCAGTTGCCAGTGCTGCCGATGAACCGCTGACGTCGCAGCGATTGCGAATAACAGTGTAGCCAGCGGTTTGCACGACCGCAGATCCGGTCGTACTATTCGCTAGAGATACCACGCAAGCATCTAAATAAAGACTTGAATTTGCTCCCTGATTGCTATTCGTTACAGCGGCGGCTCCGGTTGCGCTGCTGTTAAGAATATAGCAGCCATATAGACGTAGCCGTCCGGGATAGTTTGCCCCGCCAGTCAAGGTAACTGCGGAGCCAGTGAATGAACCCTGTATGTAGAGGCCGTACAGGTAGGTCTCGTTCACGCCGACGTTCAACGCCGGACCGGTCGTACCGAGGTCGTAAGTGACAGATCCGATCTTGACGATCTTATTGGGGCCAGCACCAGCGGTAGCTGCGATGATCAACGGCTTGTTGACGACATTCAGTACTATATTGCCCCAGTCACCAGATGTCTTAGGGCCGACCATGATGACATCTTCAGCGGAAGCCGCGTCGACGGCAGCTTGCAGCGTGGCGTACTTGCCGCCCTGAACGACCCAGTGAATCTTGCCACCAAAGGAAGAGACTATGGGGTTCGGGTAGGTCGAGCCGGTGAGGTCACCACCGGCAGCGCCAGATGGCGGACCACCAGTCGGAGACGATGACACCCAGCCTGTGCCGTTTGAGGTCAGGACATTGCCAGTCGATCCAGGCGCGGTGATACCTGTACCGCCGTTGCCGACAGCCACCGTTCCGCTCAAGCCGACCGTGATCGACCCTGCCGCATTGGTGATGCCAATATTCGTGCCCGCTGTGAGCGTAGCCTTGTCGAAGTGGCCATTCGTCGTGTCCCCGATTAGGACTTGGCCGTCCAACGGCGCGCTTCCGGCATAGGTGTGGATTCGACCGCCAGCCCCGACGGCGAAGTTGTTGCGAATCTCAAACGGATGCGCCGCAGGAACCGCACCGATGCCGACTCGCGAGTTGATCGTGTCGACGTCGAGAATGACGGCGCCCGCGGCGTTTTGCACCTGAAATGCAGTGGTGCTGTTTGCTGTGTTCTTCGCGAGGACGGTGCCTGCGACGTGCAAACTAGCCGTAGGTACCGCGATGCCGATACCCAAGCGGTCGTTGGTGTCATCCCAAATCAGGTTGGCGCTGTCCTGCGCGTACACTCCGCTCGGACCCGCGAACACGACGCTGCCTTGCGCGAACTGCGTCGTCGTGCCAGTACCACCGTTAGCAACGCCGACCGTGCCGAGGCTGATGCTCGGCGTGGTACCACCGCTTGAAGACAGTGGCAAAGAAGCGCCAACACTGGTCACCCCAGTGGCTGGTGCTGGAGCGGAAGACCACGTTGTGCCGTTTGACGTCAGCACGTTGCCGGAGGTACCAGGAGCCACCGTTTGCACGGCAAGCGCTCCGTTGCCGAGGACAACGGCATTGGCGGTCAGGCTCGTCTGACCAGTGCCACCGTTGGCGACGGCGACAGTGCCCGTCACGTTCGCAGCGTTACCGCTGATGTTGCCGCTGACATCCGAGCCGGGGATGGTGGCCGATGCGGTGAGCGCGCTGGTGCCGGTGCCCTTGACGTAGCCCGTTAGGGTCGTCGCGCCCGTACCGCCCTTTTCGACACCAACGGTGCCGAGGCTGATATCTGGTGTAGCACCACCGCTAGAAGACAATGGGGACGAGGCAGTTACCGCCGATACACCACCGCCGCCGCCGCCCGACAGCCATTTGAATTCACCGCCCTCATAGCCAAGAACTGCACCTTCAAAGAAGTCATTAGAAGCAGTTATAGATTCTGGAACAAGGCCCGAGCCAAAGTGTGTCGGATTTACACACTCAATAATGCGAATAACGTCAAGAACCTTCCACAGACGATAGATTTTGCCGTTCGGTGTCTCCAGCTCTTTTAGTACGGTAGTTGCGAGTGAACCATTTTCATCGTACTCAAGCTCTTGATAAATATCCTTCTGTTGACCAGGGCGAATCTTAACGCCAAGAATATTTACGTCAGATTTAGAAATATTCCTGATAATCAGGACCGGGGTGATTGGGGTAAATGCCATCTTGTACTCCTAGTGTTTTGTCTTTGTGCTTGATTTAAAGTGCGGTCAGCTCTCGGAGATAGATGGCCAGATACCATCTGATACGTTTGTCTCAGCAACGGACTCAGCCCATACCCTGGCCTCACCTTCAGAGGTCCACTCTGCCCCGCCATCTGGATTATACGGCTGAAATACCACGAGGTTTTCGTTTACAAAAATACGAGCTGCGTAAGGCATAGAGCTGTCTACTTGAATAGTTGTCATTTTAACCCCAATAGAATGTAAGCTGCTCTCCTCCAGGAGAAGGCGGAACAACTGTGTCGGATTGCTGAGAAATTGCCGTAGCCGTAACTGGTTGCTTATTTATGCCGCTATTATATAAACCACCGGCAACCGATGCTCGCGCTCGAACAGGCGCAGGACTTATTGAAAGTGGCGCTGGCTGGTTTGAGAAGGCAATGCCAATAGACACCTGGCCCCACCTGCAGATGGCCTGCGCGGTCTGCGAGGCGACTACGATGGGTGTGTCGATCTCTTCTCGAACATAGGCCGTGGCGACCACCGTCAATGTCACGTCGGCACCGCGAGGAGCGACAGAAGTCCGGTGCTGAAAACGCTAATAGGAACCAGCGTATTGCCACTGGTACTGGTAGTTACCGTTGCAGATGGATTTCCACCAAAGTCGAAGTTGCTTGTGTCGCGAGTCAGCGTTACGCTTATAGCAATACGCGCTCCAGAAACATCATAGGCATTTACCACTACGTTCGACGAGATTGCTGAGCCCGTGTACGTGTAGGCAGACTGTTCAAATTCCACTGTTATATTGACTGCGGCGCCAGCGGGCTCAAAGACGTAGAGGCTTTGGTAGTTGTATCCCGACGGCGTGCCGGGGGAATATGAACCGATGTCGGTCGCCCACACGCGCCCCTGTGTGTCAACGCCGACGTCCTGCGTCTGGAGCGACTGATTGCTCTGAAACGTCCAGTTCGTCGACGAGTTCCAAGCGTAGAACGTGATCTTGTCGTCGTAGACCACGGCGAGGCGCTTCTGCGCTGAGTCTATCGGCATCATTGCCCGCACACGTCCTGCGGTACCCAGAGATACCTTTTGCAAGAACGTCGACGAGGTCTTTGAGTCCAGCCGCCAGAGGTACAGGTTGAGCGCGGTTGTCGGAACTGTTGACGTTGCCCCCGGCTCGTACACGCCGATGCAGAGGTATTTTGTGGCACCGTCGACGAACGTCCATGCGCGCACGTTGCGCCAGACGCTGGACCCCGGAACACCGGGGAAGGAGACCTGGCTGGTGTCGATATTCAGCGTCGCGAATGCGGTCGTCGTCAGCGTACCTGCGGTGCCCTGCGTCGTGAGGTCGATGTAGCTGTTGGCGACAGCATTGGCGTAGGACGTGGCAATGCGTGAGGTCGAGGCTGTGATGCGGATCGTCCAGTAGTCTGTTGCGAGTGCCAGCGGCGCAGGCAGCGTGCTCGACGTCGTGAAGCGAACACGCGACAAGGTGGGGATGTCGCCCGACGTCGTGATCCAGTCGTTCACTGTGTCTACACCTGCGATCATCGCGGTCGTGTACGCCGTTGAGGCGGCGCTGATCGTGGGTGTGCTGGCGAGGTTACTTACCGTACCGATCCAGACGTTGAGGACCGAGGCCGACATGGTCGGCTGGTAGAAGTAAATCTCAGAGCCGGGGGTCGCGACGATGGCGTTACTGGGGAAGCAAAGCTGGTAGTTGGCTGCGTTGTCGATGGCGGGTGGGGTCGTGGCAGGCAGCCAGTTGGTGCTCAGTGTCGTCATCGTGCCCGTGTTGCGAGCGCACATGTATGCTGGCACCGAACTCTGCGCGTCGAGGAGACTGCCTGGAAAATCGGGCGTGCCGACGACCAAAACCCAATCAGAGCCCATGTACGGCATCGTGGGGTAGCGCAGTATCTGCCCGACGGTTGTCAGGGTTCCGGCCTCCGTCAGCACACCAAAACTACCTCCTATTTGTGCGCTCAGGCCGTTCCCTGTTGCCAAGAAGGCGGAACTCGCCTGCATCGTGAACCAACGAGAGTTCTGCGAAGGCAGAAATACCCAACCGGCCAGCGCGTTGTTGGTGTTGGTGAACATCGTGCTACCAGTGACCGACCCCGGTGTTATGACTCGAAAGCTGCTGTCGAAGGTGGACAACGTGTTCGAGACGTTGTTGCCTGCCACGCCGTAGTAACGGCCCTGCGCCGATGAATAGACGAAGCCCGTGCTTTCCACGTCTTGCCCACAAGCAATCTTTGTCGAGTCGAACTGCCCTGCCGAGCCTATCTGGGGATAGATACCCTGAGAACCCCGAACGTAGCTACGCGGAAGACAAAGCTGGCCGCAACCTTGGACGCCGTATGTCGCAGGAGCAGTCGAGGCCCCGCCCCAAGCCGTAGGCCCCTGCGAGAACGCAATCGGCGCGAGGTTCGTCGGGGTGAACTCGACGCCTTCGATGAACAGTTTGCCGTCCACTTGGATGACGTTATTGGCGGAACCGGAGCGAATATCACAGATAATAGGCATTACACATACTCCACAAATACAACGGCGTTCGAGCCGCCATTAGCAGTAACAAGTGAGATTACAATATAATCCGTCGTAGCAACTGCTACGGACGGCACAGTCACATCCGCAGAGCGGTGCGCGCTCGTTGCTACTGTAATCAAAGAAGGCAGGATGCTCGCTCCGTCTTTCAGAACATCAAACTGAGTCACACCAGAAGAGCTCTCTCCTAGCGATGCCCATGCGCGAATAATCGTGACATTGTCCGGAGGATACCAGCGCGCGTTCGCCGTGAATGGCGAGTCTAGCGTGCCAACGAAATTCCCAAGCAGGACTTTGGCCGCACCAGCCGCGGCAGCACCAACTATCTGGGTGCCAACTACTCTTAGGTACTGACCATCTGTTATGGAGCCAACGGTAAGATCCGTTGTGCCGGTCCTTATCGTGTGGTCATGGTCACTGCGAGCATAAGTGGTCGCAGTGCCTTCCGCATTGGCTGCACCAATTCCCTTTGAAGGAGCAGCGGTGCCCAGGGAGTCGGGGCCGCCAGGCGAATGGCGAGCGGCATGAGCGGCAACCGTAACACCATTATAGGTGCCGCCGGTCACGTTTCCAACGCTAAGAGTACCGGCAGTTGTTACATTGCCGTACCCATCCACAGTGACTGATGAATTTTTTATTACCTTGCCGGTAGTATTGCTGTACAGTGCGATAGCATTTGTGGTGGATGATGCCGGACCAACTACGTCACCACCGGCTGCTGACGGAGTCCATGCTGTGCCTGACCAGCGCAGCACGTCGTTGGTCGCGGGCGTGGCGCTCGCGACGTCACGGTTCTGAATCTTGGCGACCGTGGCTCCGGTTATAGGTCCGGTGAGATCGCCGCCGACCGTGACGGAGGCGTTGCCGATGGTGCCCGTGAGTTGCCCGCCGACGGCTTTGGCGCTGACGTCGATTGTTTGGCTGCTGGCCGAGGTGATGCGGCCCTTGCTGTCGACCGTGATCTGCGAAATCGTGG